AATCTCCACGAAAAAACTTGCCATTTTTTAATTTTCTATAGGCATCTAACTGTTTTTCCGTTAAATCATCAAAATGAAATATGCTATTTGAGACATAGTTCCCTCTTGACGTGTCGGTCAAATTAAAGGTAAGTTTTTCATAAGCCTTTACCCAAAACTCGGTGTTATCGCTCCCCATAATCCCTATAACAGAGTCTAAAGGTTCTTCCAGTAGGTCTGCAAGGTACTTGCGTTGCTCCAAAAACTCTAGGTTGTGAGCCTTTCTTTTTAGTTCTTGATGTTTTTTTTCAAGCTTTTCATGCTCACACTTTAGGTCTTCTAAAGATGATTCAATAGAATCTAGTATTTCTTCAAAACTCATAGTTCATTCCTTTTCGTTTCATAAATAACATCGGCTTTTCTAAACACGTCATCAGGCTGAATCACAAGCCGTAGCAAGTCATATATCTTGTCTTTTTGCCACTGGGTAAGCTTGCGACCCCTTAGCTTGATTCCGCCTTTCAGTCGCCCCATTAAGTACCACTCCCTAACCGGCTGCCCTTTCTCGTAGCGGTTCATCAGCCACACAAGCTCCGTTACAATCGCTTGTTTTAAAGCGTCTTGGCGGATCGGGTCGTCGGGGTGGTAGTGGTCAAGAAAGCGGTACTGAATACGATTCACCAAGCTTTCATAATGAAGGCGTGTGCATTGTGGGTGTTTTTGTTGACTTCGCCCCATGCTTTACCTCTTTCTTTATTCGTAAACTAGGCGTTTTCACGCCCATACATCCATTGGGCTTCAAGGGCTTCACGGCGGTCTAGGTTGTCCGCAACTTTGACTAGAAACGCATGAAAACCGAATCGCTCCTCCGTCGACATCCCTTTTTTCAGACGTTGACGGTGAAGCACCATGTAAGCGTGGACGGCTTTAGCATCTTCCATTTCTTGAAGCAATCCATCAAAATGTTTTTCCGCCAATCTGAAGCCGTTGTCGTATGGCTCCACCACTGGGTCGTCTAAGAACTCAAGCAGGTCACACGCTAAATCGGGTGGTGTGTTCACTGGGATTTGTTCCTGTTGAGTCATTACAACCTTGATGCACTGTTCAAGGTAAGCTTCGTAGCCTTTTTGATATTCGGGCGATTCAGGCGGATCACACCTTAACGCCTCTTGAAGCAAAGCGACGGCTTCAATTAAGCTTTTGCCTTGCCCTTGCCAGTAATCAATAGCCAGCTGGCAATGTTTAAAGCCTTGCTTGAAAGTCAAGGGCTGTTTTTTGGGTTTGAAAAAACTAAACACCGTAACCTCCTTGTTCAAAAGCTTCATCACGTCCTAGATTGATAAGGGCTTGAGCGTGTGCTTCATCTAGGGCTTTTACATACTCATCACGGCTATTCGCTTTAACATTAAGCGTGTACTCTTGCTTCACTTGCTTTTGTACCAGTCTAGGCAAGTTGTCATAATTGCGTTGGGCTGGGGCAGGGAGTGCCTTTACAGGGTCAATCTGCAAACGGTCTACTCGTTGATTGTAACTAGACATAGGGGGTTCCTTTATGGGTTAAAAATAAGCAGTTTAGGGGTGGGTTTACGTTAAAGAAGTTCTGTAATATATTCACCGCTAGGTTGTTCACAAAACACTGCAATATAAGGGGCGTTTGGATGATGTAACACATAGTTTAAGCGGACGTTTCCATAGCCGTAGTGATTATGTTTACTCTTGAGGTTGCCCCATTGTTTTGTACTGCTAAAATTAAAACCTCTTTCTTTTAATTTCAAGCAGACTTTAATAACTTTTTCTAATTTCATGGTGTGCATTTCCTTTCTAACTTGGTGCAATGGCGAGCATGAAGAGCAAGCCTAGTATGGTTATAATGGCGACGTAGGGGTAACAGGGAGGGGGGTCGTTAGGCATTATTCAAGCTCCTCAATCCGTTTTTCTAGTTCGGCATTTTCTACAAGCAATTGATTGTTTCTTGCGAGCAAGCGGTCATGCTCTGATTTAAGATTTTCCAAGCCCGAAATAAAGCCTTGGATTTCGCTGCTCCATTGTTCAATACTCATAATTCATCCCTCCATGCGATACTTTCGCACCGCTTTTCTTTATTGTAACTAAAATCTTCTTTACCCCCTTTAGTAGCAGGGTGGTACGTCACTATAATGAACACCTGCTAAAAAAGGGGTAGAGAAGGCTTAAAGCATCGCACCCCATGCCTCATAAACAAGGGATGCTCCACTTCTACTCTTCCGTTAGATTTAGCTTGTCACGTCAAGCCCTTCCAAATGCAATATCTCTCCTTTAAGCCCCCGATTCAAACGTAGAATCCCAAGGCTTTAAGTACACTTTTTGCTAAAATCAACTGGAAGTTTTTTTATTCACACGTCAAAGAACAAAAAAAGTCACCTCTGAACTTTGGGTAGAGAGGTGATTTAATATATTCCCTCTAACCCTTTCGGGTCAAAGTGTTTCAAAATTGTTTTGAGGAAATATATTGGGTCGACTTGTTTCAACCGATATGAATATAATAACAGACTTGTTTATAAAAGGGAAGCATTTATTTGTAGAATACATCATTTGGAGGAGTTTCAGCTTTTCTAGCAAACTGTAGCAAAACCTAGCAAATCTAGCAGTAATAGTAATAGTAATAGTTATGGTAATGGTAATGGTAATGGTAAAAGTTATAAAATATATTTATAAATAAATATATATATAGCAGTCTTTTAAAAAAGTTAAAAAAGCGTTGTGAATTTTTAATCAGTTTTCTGTGCAACAAATAACAGTATCATATCGGTGACGTCAACGAAATGGTATGCAAATGGCGGTAGCATATTGTCGAGCTTGGCAAAAAGGTGTAGTTTCGGTTATAATGGTATAGCTTGGAAGTGCCAAACGATAGGAAAGGATATACCATGAATAAACGATTGATGAGCCTTTACTTGGCTTTTGCTTTACTTGTCACGCCGTGTTTGGCTTTGGCTGGCAAGGATGATATTAAGATTGATGTGCAGGATGTGGAGATTAAGAGTGGCAAGGTCAAACGGCAATTCAACGCTTACAAGATTACCGTTTCCAATAATTCCAAGAATCCTGTTCGCATCTTAAATGGATCGGTGCAAAATGGCGTTAATAGCACAGGGGCTTATTCGGCTTTAGACTTGGATCATTCAGGGGTTGGTTTGTTGTGGGCTGTTGGAATACCGCTTAGTCTGGTAACGTTTGGTGGTGGTATTGTTGGGGCTTTGGTAATGACTCCTTTTGTTGTGATTGAAAACAACAACGCCAAGCGTGAAGTCGGCATGATGACATCCAAGTTTAAAGACCAAGTCGTTTATGTGGAAGTCCCCCCTCTGCAGTCATTCACTTTTGCGACGCTTGTTAGTCAGTCTAAGAAGCCAGTGCTTAAATCTCAACTCGCCAAGTACAACTTTCAGAAACCAGCCGTTCAGCTTACCATTGAAGACCAAGCAACGAGAGAAAGCTTTGTTGTTGACAACCGCTTGAAAAACTGATAAGATGACTTTGCTAATTTTTTCATCGTTTATCCTTTCTTTATCAACAAAGCCCTCGACTTATCATCGGGGGCTTTTGTGTTACCTATTGACGTAAGCACCTAAATGTGTCATCATGCAAGTGTGTAGTAACTCTAATCTGGGGAGGGTTCCTTGTGCCTCATAAACCGCCAAAAAAAGGTGAGTGTTTACCACCCCATGAACCCGATGAAATATCACGTCGCTATGTTCAAAACGGCGTGCTAAACGGCTTTTCACACAAGCAAATTGCAAGCGTTATTGATGTCTGTGAAGACACCTTGCGAAAGCACTACGCAAAAGAGCTGGCATCAGGCAAAGAAGTGCTTATCAATAAAGCCACAGACCGCCTAAGGCAGGCATTTATGTTTAACGATGAAATGCTTGATAAGGATCCTCGCACGGTGGCTCAATCCGTTCAGTTCTTCCTTAATGCTAAAGGTGGCTGGAAGCAACAGGCACAGGTAGACCAAAACACAACCCTTACCGTCGATGAAGCCCTTGTCGAGCAAATAAAAAACATGGACTTCGACAACATCATCGCACTAGGCAAAGGGCTTGATAAGCTGGAGGGTCAATAGATGCCGATTCGTGACGACGTTCTGTTTAGTCGCTTGGTAGGCTCCTTAAGCCATTTAAGCCTTTGCGTGCAGACAGGCACGGAGCTTGACAATCCCACAATCAAGCGTATTCACGAAGTGGTTAATCATGTGTGTATGCCTAGCGGATTCGTGGGACAGAACGAGGACTATTTCAAAGAAACCATAAACCTGCTATTGGAATACATCGAAACCCTTGAACGTCCCCACGCTCTCATCAAGCAGGGCAAGGCATCCCCAGCGATTCAAAGGGCATTCATTCAGGGGGAATTGAGAGCAAAGGGCATAAGCCTATTGGCTCCCACGACACGCATCATGGCGTGTTATGATGACAACAAAGCGTTAAAATATTACTCACTTAGCAAAGGGGGCTTAACATGATTAGTTTAAAACAAAGACTGCTCAAGGGCGTTTATGTTACAGGCGAAAATGACTGGTACGAAGTGGGGTCAAAACTCCCTATCTTTACACCGTTTCATAAGTTTAGAATCCTTGAGAAAAGGGGTTTGATTTCAAGTAAGCCATCTGAAACGTTGGAAGCTCAACAATGGGAAGCGGAAGAAGTTACCGAGGAAATTACGGTAGCTGAAGAATCCCCACTTGAAGAGGTGGAAGAATTGCCTTTAGAGGAAGAGGCAACCTCCGAGGGAAATGCGGTAGTTGATGACGAAGTGCTTGAAGAAGCCACAGAAGACGCCCTAGCACTTGAAGAAGAAGCCGTAGATCCAACGCTAGAAACGCCTGTAAGCGTCGAGACACCCAAGCCCAAAGCAAAGCGTAAGGCAACCCCCAAAAAGGCTGGCAAATAATGAGCTACACAGGCACGCCCTCCAGTTCAGCAAAGGACTTGCTCCGATTTTTGCTACAAGACACCGTAAGCCCTTACTTATTCAGCAATGAAGAGCTTACGGACTCTTACGCTTTGCAAGGCTCCGATATGGCTAAAACCCTTTCCATGCTTTGCACTGCGTTGGTTGCTAAATCGGCAGGCAAGCCACAGGATGAAGCTGTTGAAGGGCTTAGTGTCACATGGGGCAATATGGGTGCTAAATACGAAGCTCTTAAGCGTTCATTCGCTGAAATGAGCCAAGCAGGCACGCTCCCCACGTTTGACGGAGTAACCGCCACGACCGCATCAAGCACAACGACGATGATCGTGAGCGATGCCACATACGCATGGCAGGGCTTGCCACAATGAAGAAAGCCGTCGCCTCTTTGCTTGCACGATTCGGCACGGCTTGCACGGTGTCACAAGTGGCAACGACGACACGCAATGCCACGACTGGAGCAGTCACAACGACGACCACGACCCACACAGGCAAGGCTTACCGTCAAGTGGCAATGAAGGACACCAGCGGATTAAATCCAAGCGTTAGTGCCGTGTTGATTGTTCAATTGACGGATGATTACGTCATAAAGCCCAAAGACTTAATCACTCACAGTGGCTACACAAATCAGCAGGTGCTACAAGTTCACACGGTCAGCCCAGCAGAGGGGCTGGCTTATCAGAAGATAGGGGTATAAATGGCAAGCGTTCAAGCGTTACGCCTCGCACATGATGAAGCCTTGCGTCGCTTATGCAAAGGCTCCCTTTACTTCTTTGTAAAGACATTTTGGCACGTCGTGGTTCAACAAGGGGAGTTCGTGGAGAACTGGCACATTGAGGCGATATGCGATCACTTGCAAGCCTTAGCAGAGGGCAGGCTAGAGCGTAACCGCTTGATGATATTCCTCCCCCCACGACACGCAAAGAGTATCATCGTAAACGTGTTCATGCCTGCGTGGGACTGGACGGTGCGAGCTCATCGGCGGTTTGTGTCAGCATCCGCAAAAGACAATCTCTCTACGAGGGACGCCGTGAAAGCAAGAAACTTGATTGCCTCCCCCTTCTACCAGCGTTTATTTGGCGACGTGTGCAAGCCCCATGCGACACGGTGGGGTTCAAGCTATTATCAGAATGAGCAAGGGGGGAGTCGCCTTCCCATTACCACGTCAGGCGGTACTGGTCAGGATGCGGACTTCCTTTTATGCGACGATCCGCTAGAGGCACAGGACGCACGAAGCCAAGTAAAGCGTGATTCCTGTTTCTTTTGGTACGACTCCACCTTCACCACAAGGGGAACAAAAGCCGAAAAGACCCCCTTAGTGTTGGTTCATCAACGGCTACACGAAGACGACATCGCAGGGCGTATCTTAGCAGATGAAGCTTACGCACGCCATTATGATGTGCTTTGCTTCCCTGCCTTGTATGACTCAAACCACCCCATTAAGACAGTCTCATCGCTAGGTTTTCAAGACCCACGCACACAGGAGGGGGAACTGTTATGGGAGGCACGTTTTGGTGAAGTATGGGTGCAACAGGAGAAAGCCAAGGGGGCAAGGCACTACAACAGCCAATTACAACAGCGTCCAAGCGTTGCAGACGGCGAAATCTTCAAGGAGGAGATGTTTCCCATTGTGGATGAGAACGTCAACGCCATTATTAATGGTGCGACAGAGGTATTGCTTTCGGTAGATGCCACGTTTAGCGATTCGGAGCTTTCCGACTGCGTGGCAATTATCGTATTCGCACGGTACAAGGGCGAGTGGTATTGCGTCAATGGCATCAACAAGCAAATGGACTTCTTAGCAACCCTAGCGAGCATCAAGCAGATGATGAACGAGTACCGCCCTCATTCGCTTATAATTGAAAAGAAAGCCAACGGTGACGCTATCATAAGGGTATTACGTCAGCATGGTATCGACAACGTGCTTGCCATAACGCCGAAAGAGTCCAAAGAGGCAAGGGCAGAAGCCTCTACAATTTACCTTAATCAAGGGAGCGTCAAGTTTTTAGACAATCCCTTTACGGATTCTTTAATCGACCAAGCCATTGCCTTTCCAAATCGCAAGGATGACGACATGGTGGACGCCTTAACACAGTTCATCAATGCTAAACTAAATCGTAGACAGTCCGACGTCCAAGGCATAAGCATAGGATTCTAAAATGGCAAAAAATAAAAAGTACCGCAAGCAAACACAGGCAACGCCTCAAAACATTCAAACGGCATCAACCTATTTGCCTTGGGGGCTATGGGGTACAGAAGCCACGACGCAGATTAACAACCCCACGGATGCGAGGGGTTGGATTCAGCGTTACTACGATATGCTAGAAACCGACACGATAACGAGAGCGTTCTCAACCGTCTTGCAGTTGCTTCTTACAAGCCTTACGTTTAAGATTAAATCCAACGACGAAGACGACGGCGACGGCTTCCACGAGATCGCCGAGCAGATGTTTACCGATTGGGCTGGTGGCGACTTTAAGGACTTCCTGCGAAACTATGTGTCGACGTTCCTTTATGGCTTTTCCCTGTTTGAAATGGTTTTGCGAAAAGGCGAAACAGGCTACGAAGTAGACGATCTATGCTTTCACCCTCAACGGTATTTAACCGCTAAGTTCAAAGACTCTTACACGCTTGAAGGTTTTGATTCACTCCTCACGCAAGAAACGATCCAGCTATCGCAATCCGTCTATGCCAAAGGTATTGGCAACTTTAACATTTCCGCCTATGGCGAGTCCTTGCTAAAACCAGCTTACTTCCACTTTAAAAACAAGTGTTTCTATTTGACCAAAGAAAACCGTCAGGTGCAAATCAACTTGGAAGGGGTGCCGATTTTCACATTTGATAACACTAAAAAAAATAAGGACAACATTGAAGCAGACAAAGCACGGCTTATGGCAGAAGCTAACCGCTACAAAGCAGGATTGGTAACTGGCTTAATTATGGGATCTGCTCCGCATACCGACGACGAGGGCAGGATGTCAAACATCAAGCGTGAAGACGTGCGTTTGATGAGCGTCGAGGGTTCTAAGTTCATTGACACGAACACATTAATTCAACGTGAAGAGAACAGCATCGCAAGGGCGTTGATGGCTGGCTTCCTTGTCATGGTGGGGCAGGATTCAGGAAGCTATGCCCTAAGCAAGGACACCACGTCGATGTTCAAGCTCCTTGTCGAAGGCATTGCTCAACATCTTTGCGACACGTTCAACCACCAAGTCATAAAGCCGTTGTGGGTGCTAAACGGACAGCCTTTTGAGTACCTTCCTGAATTGACTTACGACAGCGTGGACTTGACGCTGGACGGCATGGCGACGTTCATTAACGCTTTAAGCGGTGCAGGTATCGTGCTAACGGAAAGCCAAGAAGACTATCTCTTTGAATACGGCGGATTGCCTAAGCCCGAAGCCGAAGAGCGGTTGAAGATGCAGGAGGACGCTTTAATGATGAATCCGATGATAGGCACGCCTAAGCCCCCTTTAGATGACGAGCTGGCAGATGATACCGAGTGAAGCAAGCTTGCAAGCCAAGCGTCAGCAACTTATCGCCATAGCCGAGAGTAAAGAGTTCTACCTAGCGAATGAGTGGCTTCTTGCCATACAGCAGGTCAAGGACTTGATGACGCTTGACGCATTAACGGTGGCGGTAATGAACAACGACGTGTATGCCATACAAAGGGCGTTTAGCCCCGAAGCCGTGCAGTTGAGACTCAAGGGCTTTAAAGATGCGATGACGAACCACTATGCCACATCGGGCGTGCAGATTGCGAAGAAGGTGACCGTTTCAGGTGTGTACTTCAACCAAGTGAACCCACGGCTTGCAGGCATCGTCAACAACTGGACGAATACACTCATCACGAATGAGACACAAGCCACGATTCAGGGCATCGGTGTTGAGCTTTCTAAAACGACACTAAGGGGGGTGAATCCACTCCAAAGTGCTAGGGCAATTAGAGGAAGTATCGGCTTAACACTTCAACAGGTGAAGGCGGTACAGAACTACGAAGTCAAGCTAAGGGCAGGTGAATCCGTAACCAGCTACAAGCTTCGAGATAAACGCTTAACAAAGAAAGTCCTTAAAGAGGACGACATCATTAAGCGTGTGGATAGGTACAGGCAGAAACAACTCAAGTATCGGGCGGAAACCATTGCACGCACAGAAGCCTTACGCATGACGAATATGGCGAATCAACATATTTATGAGAACGCCATTGAAGAGGGGAGTATTGGGGCGAATGATTACCGCAAGTATTGGGTTCCACGTCGTGACAGCAAAACAAGGGATGCTCATTTAACCTTGCCCAGCATGAACAAAGAAGGGCGAGCGATTAACGAGCCGTTTATCAGCACACTAGGGCGGATTATGTACCCCCACGACCCCACGGCATCGGCAGGGAATACGGTGAACTGCCGTTGTGTCGTCATCTATGCGTTGCAAGCATCCGCTTTCCTCTAGTGGCTAACAAAAGCATTTCAAAAAATGTTATGTTGAAGACGGAGGTTTTCAGCATGGATTTTGTACTTGATTTAGAAACCCAACTATCCGCCGATAAACGCAAGGTTTACGGTTGGGGTAACGTGGCAACCAAGAACGGAATGCCTGTTATTGACCAAAAAGGGAATCACATCCCAATTAACGTATTAGACACCGCCGTTAAGTCTTTCATGGCTGGCGGTGGTCGTGTCAACTTCAACCACGAAGGCATGAATAACCCACAGCGTGGCGTCGTGTCGCAGTCATTCGTCCTCAAAAGCGAAATGGCACAAGCCCTAGGCTTGCAAGCCGACCGTGAAGGTTGGGCGGTTGAAATTGACGTGCAGGATGATGACGCTTGGCAAGTGGTGCAAAGTGGACTCATCAAAGGATTGTCACTAGGGGGGACAAGCAAAATCCTTACTGGTGAAGAAGAGATTAAACGCTTAAGCAAGGATCCAAACGCTCCTTTTGAGGATGTGCGACTGGTGACTGAATTGAGCATCCAAGAACTAAGCCTCGTATTCGCTCCTGCGAATCAGTTTAGTGATGTTACCATGGTCTTGAATAAGGAGGAAACCATGACTCAAGACGAACAAAACAAACGGTTGGAGGAATTGCAAAAGCAAGTCACCCAGCTTTCAGGTGAAAAGCAGGAGCTAGAATTGAAGCTATCTGCTTACGAGTCCCCCAAGGTTGAGATGACGGCAGAGCTTGCCTTGTCTCAATTACAAGGAGATGCACAGGCGGTACTCAAGCAAGCTTTAGCACAGGCAGAGGAAGCGAAAGCAACCCTTGCCAAGCATGAGCAGGCTTTGGCATTGTCGAACGCTAAAGAAGAGATTGCTTTTCTTGGTGGTGAAGATGACGCTCAAACCGCTATCGCATTGGGCTTGCTACAAGCAGGCGAGCATCGTGGAGCCATTGTGCTTGCGATGAAAGGGCTTGCGGACAAAGTGGAGTCCGTGCAGGAAGCCGTTGCTTTGAAGCTTGGCAAGATGTCGAAAGGCTTTAAGGACAAGGAAGACGGCGATACTGTTTCAGGTACTAAGGTTGACGAGACAACCAAGGCGTTGATCGAGCAAAATAAGAAAAGAGGGCTTAAGTAATGACGGTTTCTTCTTACACAGGCGTTAAAGACGTCGAATCCTTTACCACTGGTGGAGCAATTACGAGCGACAAGCAAGGCTTGTTTTTGGTGGCAAGTGGCACTGGAACGGTTACAGTCAACACCACAGCTAAAGGCTATTGCGTGGGTGTATTCGCCCCTCAAAACGACGTAGCGAGTGGCGGTCAATGTGCCGTTATTGTCGGCGGTCGTGTGGACGTTCAAGCAGGCGGAACGATTGTTAAAGGGGGCTTGGTTGCCTCTAATAACGCTGGTAAAGCCGTTGCGTTTGCAGATGGTTACGTCCTAGGGCGTGCATTGTCTGCTGGTGCTAGTGGTGGAATTGTGACGGTTCAATTATTGACCGCCTACGTCCCTGCTCCTTAGTATTAAACCTGTTTTACTATAACTAAAAGGAGGCTTAAAGATGCCTTTTGATCCCCAGTACAGCACAAACCCCTTGTTGTCGCAGTACACCGCACAACATGAGCTGGTTGTAGATTCCCTTTCCTTTATGCGAAAGGTTCCCATGATTGAGACAATGACGGACACGGTTAAACTTGCAAAGCAAGACTTGGCAGAATTACGCCGTGTTGCATTTGGTACTAAAGCCTTTGGTGTAGACATCAAAACCACTGGCGTTAGCAAAGATTACATCAATTTCAACTTAGAATCTTATTCGGACTCTAAGGGTATTTCAGGCATCGCCTTTAACACCATGAATGACGAAGGTTTTGCTTTGAGCCAACAACGCTTAGGTGTTCGTGTAGCCACGGCGGTTGCGGTTAATATGTTGAAAGACTTACAAACCACGATCCTAACGGCTAGCTCTTATGCGGTCACCAACGCCACGATGAACATTTCCGCCCCTGCGACGGATAACGACGTTATCGGCAAAGTGATTGATGCAAAAAAAGCGATTCATCTTCAATGCGGGTTAAAGCCCAACACGGTCATTATGACAGGCGACGTGTTTTATCAAATGCTCAAACAGGATGAGTTGAAATCCTTATTCGCAGGCGGTAACACTGGAGTTCAGGGTGAAATTGATGAGCAGTGGATTGCTAAGGCTTTGGGATTACCCAACGTCATCATCCTTGACGGAGCCACCAACACCGCAGGAGCAAACGCCACGGCTTCAAACGCCTTCTTGTCAACAGGCTTCTTGCTTGTTTGCTACTTGAACCCCTTGGTTTCATTAGGTGGTGAAGAGGCTTCCTTCTTGGCTGGGGCTTACAACACAATCCCTAACGGATTGAGCGTCAATGGATCTATTCGATCGATGGCAGGGGTCGCTCCTTTCCCAATTCGTTTAGCGGATAACTTCGACGCCTTTAAGACAGGGCATGGTGAGTACAAGGTGGCTGGTGAAGCCATTGCGGACTTCAAAATCATGTACCCCGAGCTGGGCTACTTGTTTACCGTCACGGTTTAGCAGTGAATAAGGCAAGAATAAAGGGGTGTGGATACATTCACGCCCCCTTGTCTATGGAGGGATGTAATGGGACGCAATAAGAACTTTACTATCGACTTCGACAAAGCCGTTGCAGACGCAATGAAGGACGCCGAAGCCATTTATTCGTTAGGGTGCGACATGATTTTTAATAGCATTATTGTGGGGAAAGATGCCCCCGATACGGTGGTTTCACATAGTGGGACACCTCTCAAAACAGGCTTTGCTCGTGCGTCGTGGTGGAAGGCTATCGGCGGTGTGGGTTCACATCCAAACCAGCCAATCCCTGCGAAAGAGGGTGAAGAGGTTGATTATCCTTTGGCAAGTGAAGAACTGCTAGGAAAAGTTAAGCTTACACAAAAAGCGTATTTAGCCAATAACGCTCCTTATATAAGACGTTTAGAATATGGTCATTCATCACAAGCAGGCGACGGCATGATCCGCATCACCCTTGCAGAGGCTCCCCGATTTTGGGAGCTTGCAAAAAAGCGTCTAGCGACAGCGAGGGCTAACCGATGAACGCTTACAACGCTTTAGAGCTTGCTTTGCACACACGCCTAGCGACAGTGGTGACGACCAATTTAATTAAGTACCCTAACATCATTTACGACGACAGCCAAGAAACGGCAATTTGGGTGCGTCCTTCATTGCTTTATGGTTCTGCCGAATCGGCGACACTGGGACGTGATGGCTTAAACTTCGTGCGTGGCGTTTATCAGGTGAGCATCTTTACTGCACGAAACACAGGGACAAAGCCTAGCAACGATTACGCCAAGCTGATACTAGACGCCTTCCCGAAGGGTGACCGCCTTACATTTACAGGCGGTGTTATAATGATAAATGTAGGCTATCAGTCGACAAATCTTTTAGAAGACAGTTATTTACACACGCCAATAACGATACCGTTCACGGCACACATGGAGGTTTAATCAATGCCATTCGCTCAAGGTTCACGTTTTGATGTAGGAATGCAGGTAGAGGAAACATACGGCGTGGCTCCTGCCATCCCTGCTTTAGTGGCTTTCCCTGTTACAAGTTTTGGCATTAACCCCACAAAACCGCTTTTAACGTCCGAATCCTTTAATGCTCTTGGTCAGCGTAACTTCCAACGACACGGCAATTTGTCAGTGGCTGGGGATATTGGCTTTGAGTTCGCCGATTCTGATTTCGACACATTCCTTGAAGGCGTGATGCACTCCACATTTTCCGCTGGCGTATTGAAGCACGGCACAGGCATTCGCTCCTATCACATTGAGGGGCGACAAAATGACAACACGGATTATAGCCTTGTCAAAGGGGCTATCTTCAATCAATTGACATTAAATATGTCTTTGGATGCCCTTGTGACTGGTACGGCTTCGATTGTGGCTCGTGACCAAGTGGATAGCGGAACATCATTTGATGCCACAATGACGGCATCGTCTAACACACCCCCTTTTGCAGGGCATGAAGTGACGGTCAGCTGGAAAGGCTCCGCTTACAAGGCAAGCAGTGCGTCGTTGACAATTAACAACAACTTCGAGCCTAATCCTGTTTTAGGCTCGAACCTAGCCGATTCCTTCTCAAAGGGTTTCATTGACGTAACAGGCTCTTTGGAGTTGTACGTTCAAGATGTAAGTGTCTCTACCGATTTTAGAGATGAAGTCGAAGACGATTTAAGCATCGTCATTTCAGACGGCACGAATACTTACACCTTCTTGATGCCAAAAGTCAAGTTATCGAGTGCGGAAAAGAATCCAGCAGGGCAAGGCTCAATCATCATAACGGCTGGATTCAGTGCCACTTATGATTCCACAGAAGCGACGACGTTAAAAATCACGAAAGCATAGGGAGTAGATTATGCGTTTAGGGGATATTAAAGCAAAGCAAGCCGTCTTTCAAGCGGTTGATCCAGTGTATGGTGAACCTATTGAAGATGTGAAAATCACATTTAAGCCACGTTCAGATGTTGAAGCTTACGAGAAGTTTAGTCTCAAGGTGGCAAGCGGTGGTTTGAACACATCTCAAGACATCGCAGAAACCTTTTTTGAGATATTGCAAGACGGCGTGATTGGTGATTACGAGTTCACCCCCGAGGGATTTCAAGGACTGCTTGAAGACGAGAACTCCGCTTTTATTGGCAATCAGATCGTTGAGTTCTTTACGGAAAAAAGCAATTTTTTTACGGTTCCCCCTCCAGTGGTGAAAGAGGAACAGCCAGCCAAGCCAGCCAAGAAGAAGAAATAACCGCTTACGCCAAATGGCTATGCTGGATGCGTTATGTGCCACCAAAAGGCAAGTGTACCGTATGGCAGACAATCCACCACAACAACCCTTCTAGCCCTGCCCTAGTGCCTCCGAAATGTCGTCATGGGTACTTATTCAACGTCTACGACGAGATTTCATTTCACGGCAAGGATTATGGCATGGGTGGAGCAAGCCCCTTGAAGTGGACGGAGCTTGAGGCGTGGCATCGCTTGTTTGGGGTGGCATACAACCGAGACGAGCTTAAGCTTATAATGTTGATAGACCGTTTAATGATGACGCAGGAGGCTTCACAACATGATGATGGCGGACAATCCTAAAGTCACCGTTGAGGTTGAAGCCAAGGGGACACAACAGGCAAAAGCCCAAACAAACGACTTTAAAAAAGCCCTTGATGCGTTGGTGGCAAGTGGCAATCAAACAAACTTACGCTTGCAACAGATCGCCGAGCAAACCAAGAAGGTTGAAGATACCACAAGAAGAGCGAAAAAAGAAACATCCATGCTTTCAGGTGCAATGGATAATCTAAAAAAAGCAGTTGTCGCCTATGTTTCTATCAATACAGTAAAATACATAGCCGATACAGCCGACAAGATGCGTCTATTAGAAGCACGCACGATCAACGCAAGCAAGGGTATTGCACTAGGCACGCAAAACTTTGAAGCCTTAAAGAAAGTCGCCATTAGCACAGGTACAAGCCTTGAAGGCATCGTAACCGTCTTTCAGAGAATATCTAACACAAAAAATAGCATCGGTGCGACGAACGCCGAAATGTTGGTGTTGACGGATACCGTCTCAAAGCTTGGCGTATTGAGTGGAGCCAGTGGTGAAGCCATTAAAAACAGCTTAGTGCAGTTCTCGCAGGCTATGGCTGGCGGTATTGTGCGAGCCGAAGAGTTTAACTCCATTGTGGAAAACACGCCCGAAATTGCTCTTAAAATTGCTGAAGGCTTAGGTATTTCAATAGGCAAGTTAAGGCTTATGGTTATTGAAGGCAAGCTCCTTTCAAAGGACGTGTTCGACGTACTCATCAAGCAGGCGGATGATGTCAACAAAGAGTTCGACAAAATGCCTATGACGTTTGGGCGGTTGAAGTCGCAGGCGGATATTACCTTTGCATCATTGGTGGCGGACATTGATAAATCAACGGATGCTAGCGGTTCACTATTGCGGTCGCTTGGTTCTATTTTAAAGAGCTTAGAAGATAATAGACAGGGGTGGGTCGCATTGGGTAGCGGTTTGGTTGTGTTCTTTAGATCCACCGTAAACGTTGTACAAGCATTGGTTCGTAGCATCTTGGGGGCTATCTCTTTTGTTGTTGAGGCAACGCTAGATTCTATTGTGCGTGTTGCCAACAAGGGGAATCAGATATTAAAAGCGTTGTCATTTGGCAAGCTTGCAGTCCCCACAGGTGGCTTAGAGTTTGCTTTAGATGTTGCCAAGAATACAAGAAAAGGCTTTTTTAAAGACGCAGGCACGGACTTTCAGCAAATCGGAAATGAGTTTAAAGCCCCTAAAGTGCAAAGATCGATGCCTATTCCTAGGGATATTCGAGGCACAGTTGAAACCCCTTTAAGTAAAACAGGCAAGGGGAAGAAAGCAAAAGAGGGTGAATCTGAAGCCCAAAAAGAAGCCGAGCGTTACGCCGATGCACTCAAGGGTTTAAAAGAAAAAGCTAGGGATGCCATGCTTGAAGTGCAAGGCATGGATAAAGCCATTCAAGCCTTGTCTAGTGGTGGTATCAAAGCCTACGAGGCACAGCTTAAGCAAAACGAGGGCTTAGGGCGTTACAACGAGCTTATGGGCGATTACTTAGGCAAGGGTAAACGTGAGCTTGAACTGCTGGCTCAAGGCATTGTCAAGCGTGAGCAGGACACCGAAGCCAAAAAGAAACAGCTTGAATTGAGTGTAAGCTTAAAGCAGGCTATGGAAGAAGCAAACATTGAAGAGGCGAAACAGAAAGCCTTGCGTGATGCGTTCCTTGCAGGTGGTGAAAAAGCCCTTGAACTCAAACAGCGTGAACTAGATATTGAACAGCGTAAACGTGACTTGCTTAAAGGTTCCAACGCCACGGATGAGCAGAAGAAGCAAGCGGAAGAGCAAGCAAAACGTGAGCAAGGCTTAAAGGATTATCAAAGCACAACGGATCAAATGGTAGAAAGTGCCAAGCAGGCAGGGGAGGGGATCCGCAATGCCTTACGTTCTGCGTTTGATAATACAATTGAACACATGGTTAATGGTACAGCTTCCTTCAAGGACATTATGGTGGGGCTATTGCGTCAAGTGGCGGTGCAGTTAATTAAAGTTTATACGTTACAGCTTTTAATGGGTATTGTAGGCGGTGGTCAAACAGGCGGAGCTAATTCAGGAGCCTTTGGCGGTAAATTGACAGGGGTTTTTGACAAAATAGGTAAAGTTTTTGAAGTGCCAGTAATACCAAAAAATGCTCCTCAATTAAGTGGTGGTTTTGGTGCTCGTGCAGGCGGTGGAGCGGTATCCGCAAACAAGCCTTACATGGTGGGTGAGGCAGGGCGTGAAATGTTTGTGCCACGATCCGCAGGGAACATCATCCCTAACCACGCTATGCCTAGCGGTGGTGGCGGTGGTGGTATTACAGTCATTAACAACGTGACGGTTAACACGCAAGGCGGAGGCAAGGGCGATAATCAAGGCTTAGCAGAAGCAGGGAAGGCAATTAGTGAAATGATTGAAATGAAGGTTAGACAAGTCCTTAAGACGGAAAGCCGTCAAGGCGGAATGTTACAAAGGGGATTCGCATAATGAAAAAGAGAATGAACATCGAAAATCCAGCACAATTAAGGTTTAAAAAATACATTCTTTCAGAAGTAGATTTTAGTTTGCAAGGAAGGTCTTTTGACGTATGGGTAAAATATGATGATATTTATACCTCAATTACAGCACAGGCGTTTGAATCACATGAAAAAGCGGTAGAGTTTTTTCAAACTGAATTAACCACAGACAGATACACAGAGGTTGCCTTTAATCCTCCGTATCATCCTATCAGGGATGTTGTTGAGCTTGCACATATCACAAGCTTTGAAGGTGAAGACACTCCATTGGATTATTTGAAAATATCATTGCTACTTTTGGAGCGTGAATAATGCCTTCAACCCTCACCTTACCAGTAACCCCTAGCCAAAGTGGCTACACCGAAGAAACAGCGTACCGTGTGCAAACCGCCAAGTTTGGCGACGGCTACGAGCAAAGGGTAGCGGACGGTATCAACTTTAAGATTCTAAACGTGACGTTGACGTGTGCCGTATTGACTGCCACGGAAAAGAACGATCTTGTTGACGACTTAAACGGATACGGTGGGGTTGAATCTTTTTATTACACACTTCCTAGTGAAGCATCCGCTAGATTGTGGGTGTGTCAAGATCCGATACAGGTTACAGGCATGGATGCAAACTTGTGGAATGTCACCTTTAAGCTTAGGGAGGTGTTTGACCTTGCTTGATGCTCAACTCCCTAGCTTTGGCTCTGTTGTCACCCTGTACCAAATCGACACGGCTATTTATGGCGGTGGGATTATTTACCTAAGCCCTTCATGCCACGAAAACCGTACAAACATTGTGTTTAACGGCAACACTTACACGGCGTTTCCTATTGATGCTCAAGGCTTCGAGATTGAAAGCGGAAAAGCCCCACGTCCGACGTTTGTAGTGTCGAACTTGCAAGCGTTGCTTATTGGTGGCATCAACGAATACAGGGGCTTGCAGAACTGTAAGTTTACAAGGATTCGTGTAAGACGAAATGAGTTAGACGACATCACCCCTACAATTACGGATGAGTTCGTGAACTATGACACGTTTTATATTAACCAAATTACAAGCCAAACAAGCGTCGCTATTGAGTTCGAGCTAATAACGGCAATGGAGCTAGCAAACCGTCAGCAGTTCCCTAAAAACCAAATGGTGAACTATTGCAATCACATCTATCGCCGTTGGAATGCGGATACGTCCAGCTTTGTCATCGCCGATGTCAACCCTTGCCCTTACGCAGGGACGCAATACTTCGACGAGTTTAACGAAGTCACGACGCAAGCCCTAGATCGCTGTAGTAAGACGGTAGGCGGTTGTGAGGCACGTTTTGAAACGGCGGTTCCCTTTAATGGGTTCCCTAATTTTAGTGAGGCGTAACCATGTTTAACGATGCAGACCGTCAACACGTCACCATGCAACTTATGGCACGATCCGCCGATGATTTAAAGAACGAGCATTTATTCGCCAAAATCGGCGACGTGTGGCATTTGGTAAAAGTAGGTAATGAGGAGTTTGTAGACGGCTCTATGATTGAAGGGGCAGAGGCTTACTTGCACACGCACCCCATACCGTCGCATCAGCCTTTAGTGCCGTCCATGCTTGATATGCAGATGTTTGCTTCTAGTGATAAGCCACAGGGGATAATGAACTATTGCAGTCATAGCGACGTGGTGAATCCTGTATTTTGGCATTCGTCGATTCAGGCGACAGAGGAAAGCTTACTAGGGCGTTCGTATCGCTGGGGTGATTATGGAAGCGACGGAAAGGGCGATTGCTTTGCGATTATCGCCGACTGGTATAGACTCAATAAGGGTTATGAGTTCCCTATTATTCCTAGAGATTTTTACGACAAAAATGGTTACTATTATACACTTAATCATCAAGGGCTTTGCGAGATTAAAGCACTGGACAGCCCTTTAGAAAATGGCGACTTGATTGTGATTCGTGTAGGGCGTCAAGGTGAACACGCAGGCGTTTATGTGGGCGACGGTTTAATGCTTCATCATCCTATGAACGGAGTAAGTCGATTAACGCCAGTCCACGCTAGCATGGAACGCTTGCACATGCTTTTAAAGGTTACAATGTAAGGGGAGGGCGTCAAATGCTTGTATCGGTTGTGCTTCACGGAAAATTAAAGACCCTTTCCCCTAATCCCCTGCGGATAAATGCGGAAACCGCTCAACAAGTGGTTTCCTTTCTTTTACGCACCTTTAAAGGGATGCGTCAAATGCTAAAACGTGGTTGGTATCGGTTCAGCCTAACGAGTGACGGTAGAAGCCGTTTGCTTTCAGAAGATTCACGTTTTGATGTAAGTTTGCCCGATGGCGTCGATACGATTCACCTTGTGCCAGTGGAGGGCGTTTATGGAAAGAAGTTTATCGGCATTATTGCAGGTGTGCTACTAATTGGGGCAGGGATTGCTCTCACGTTTATGACTGGAGGCTTAGGAACCTTGTCAGGTACTCAATTGGCAAGTATCGGCGTTGGTTTAATTGTGGGGGGTGCTACGTCCGTTCTAGGGGGTATTGTGACGCTATTCACACCCACGCCCAAAGTAGGCGACTTGCAACAAGGGGACAATCCAGCAGATCGCCAAAGTACCCTTTTTACTGGTGCAACGAATCGGCTAGGTAAAGGCGTGGGTGTGCCTGTAACGTATGGGCGTTTCTATTGTGGGTCAAACGTCATAAGTCAATCAATCACGACGGAAGAGGTGTTGTAATGGGTGGGTCAAGCAAGCCACAATCAAGAACGCCTGTATCGTCGCCTATTGATTTACAGGCGAATAACGTCGCACGGATCCTTGAAGTCATTTCAGAGGGCGAAATAAAAGGCTTGGTCAACGGCTTAAACAGCGTCTATTTTAACGACACATCGTTACAAAACGCCAATGGGAGCTTCAACTTTCAGGGGGTAGAGTTTCAATCACGGCTGGGCGAAACAGACCAAACCGAAATACAAGGCTTTGGCGGTGTGGAAAGCTTGGTGAGTGTAGGCGTTAAGGTATTGCAAGCCTCCCCTGTGATTCGCACCATTACAAACCCCGATGCCGATTATGTGCGTATCAAAATCGCCGTGCCTGCCTTGCAATTTCAAGACACAAGCACTGGTGATGTATTGAGGCAGAGCGTCGCCTTTAAAATCGAAGTCAACGAGAGCGAGACAGGCTATAAGCAGTTTGGGCGTGTGTGGCAACGCATCAACCAAACGGCTGGTCAATGGTTGACATCTAGCACCGCTAGGGGCTTTAGAGTGGTGCTTACCAAGCGTGTTGATAGCCCTAGCCAAGATTACTTTTTAGACAATATAGAAACGCCGTCATTGGTTTATAAGCTCATGCCTAGTGGCTCAAATGTTACTGAAAATTATAGCATTGAACCGACAGGATACACGGTTTATAATCCGACGCAAGGCTACAACGGCACGGTCAATTTCATTAGCCAAAATCTTAAAATGGAAAGTGGGGGGATCTCCACAAAATCACAATACGGCTTATGGTACAAATTGGATGATGAAATTATAGGGCTTGCACAAGGGCAGTATCGCATCACCCCCCCTAGTGGTTGGACGGTATCAGAGATTTACGAACTGGTCAACAAGGACACCGTTATTTCAGGACGTACCGCATCAACCTATGAGCGTGAATACTTGGTATTGCTCCCTAAAGACAATGGAGGCAGTCCGTGGGATATAAAGGTGACAAGGGTAACAGAAGACAGTAACAGCCCCTACTTGCAAAACGATTTATATTGGTCAGCGTATGCCGAAGGCGTGGAAACCAAGCTCACCTATGCGAATAGAGCCATTGCAGGCATTAAGATTGACGCTTCCCTATTTGGCAATAACCTTCCTAAGCGTGGCTATTTAATCGACGGCGTAAAGGTTAAAATCCCAATCACTTACGACCCGATTACACGGCTTTATGACGAGCCACTAGGCTATTGGAACGGCACGTTTCAAACCGCTTGGACGAATAACCCTGTATGGGTGCTTTATGACATCCTCACAAACCAGCGGTATGGTGGCGGTCATTTTATCAGTGCGTCACAGATCGACAAGTACAGCTTTTACGAGGTGGCAAAATACTGCGATGAGCTGGTGCCTGTAGCAGGGCGTAGAGCCATGGAGCCACGCTACACGTTTAATTACTGGTTTGCGAATAACGAGAGCTTTTACGATATTGTCAACAAGGTGGCATCCGTCTTTCATGGCATGGTTTACAGTGCCAACGATGTTATTATTCTAACGGCGGATATGCCGAAAGACCCTGTAGCGGTGTTCTCACAGGCAAACGTCGTTAATTCGGACGGTGTGACGTTTCAGTATGCCACGGCATCCGTTGACACTACGTCGAGTGTGGCTCAAGTGCGGTGGAACGATCCTAGCAATCTATACGAGCAGGCAACCGTTACCGTTGAAGATCCTTATTTGATTGAACTTTTTGGCTATCAACAAGCCAGCGTCGCTTCTATTGGGTGTACATCTGAAGGACAAGCCCGACGCTATGGGGCTTGGTTGTTAGACACTCAAAAGAATCAGTATCAAACCGTGGGCTTCACCACTGGTTTAGAGGGTGCAGAGATAACCATTGGGGACGTTATCGGGATCTACGACCCCAGTTTTCAAACCCTGCGTCAAAGTGGACGTTTAAAAGCTTTTTATGACGACATAGGCTCAACAGGTTATGAAGGAATCCGTTTAGACAGCAATGTGTTCTTTGACGCCTTGCAGACTTACACCATGTACGTTATGATGCGTGACGGCTCACTAAGGGAGCGTGTTATCAAGCCGTGTAATCAAAACGGCGTTGTTACTTATGGCAATGTGCAATATATCCGCTTTGATACCCCCTTAACCGTTAGTGTAGGGGATGAACCCGACCTAGACGACAACACGCCTGCGTTACATAGCATTTGGGGGGTTAATGCGTCAAACCTTGCCCCTCGAGAGTTCTACGTCATTGGCAAAAGAGAGCTTACGGATCAAGAAAAGTTCCAGTATGAAATATCCGCCATTGAGTACGACCGCACCAAGTACGACCGCATCGAGCGTGGCATCGTCACAGGCAAAACACCGACAACCTTAATCGGTCAGGAAGTTTACCTACATAGCAACTTAAAGGGCGTGGGTTTCTTTGAGAACTTAGACGGCGTGCGAGTGAAGCGTTTATTGCTTACATGGACGGCATCGCCCGATCGACGCATCACACGGTATGCGGTTTATTGGAAGCTTCCCACTAGCGAGAATTACACCTATGCAGGCGAGACCGCAAGCTCCGTCTATGATTTAGCCATTACCGACAATCTCCTTGATATTAGAGTGGATGCCATTCAAGCCACAGCCAGCGAAAACAGAGCCATGGGAAGCGTTACCGCTACGATTGACTTTGCGGAAAATAACCTAGCCCCTGCGAATGTGCAGAACTTCAACTACTCAATCGTTGGAGGGGATTTGATTTTTACATGGGATGCCGTTTTAGATAATGACTTAGACGGCTACGAGATCCGCTACACACCAAGCAAGGTAAGTACGGCGTGGGATTTAACGCCTTTCTTGACATTTACACAGAATACTACTTTAACAATTCCTTATCAAGACGGAACATTCTTTATTAAAGCAAAGGATTTTTACGGAGCCTATAGCACTATTGATGCAAGCCGTGTGACGTTCACGTCGCCCGATATTAACATTAACGTCGTGGAAACAATAGACGAGCATCCCACGTTTGCAGGCACAAAAACAGGGTGTATTGTAATTCCTGACGGCTTAATTATTGACGACCCCTTAGTGACGGATACCGCTTATTACGAGTTTGATAATTCAATCGACTTGGGCGATGTTTATGTTTCACGATTAACAGGCACTGTTGATTTTGTCATGGGCGATACCTCTTCATGGGTATCTTTCATGCCAAATATATCACTTGAGCCAACAATGGCAACAGTGGATAGCGACACAATCGCCGATGTCGTCGATTTCGCTTCTTTGTCTAGCGTTCTTGATGTCGGCTTCATTGAATACACGCAGGGGATGCTTGAGCTTCAAGTGGCAACATCCACCGATAACGTCTCATTTGGAGCGTGGTCAACCTTAAACGCAGGGGATTATGAAGCGAGGGCGTTTAGATTCCGCCTTGTGATGCGTTCATTCTTGCAGTCTAAAGTCCCTACGGTTACTACGTTAAGCGTCACTTGCGATATGCCCGACCGCTTAGAATCTGCCAATGCGGTAAATTTGCCAACAGGGACTAGCACCGTTACGTTTAGCGTACCGTTTAAGGCACGTCCTAACATTCAGGTTACGCCGTTAAACTTTCGAGCCAATGAATACTTAGAAATTACCAATGTCACAAGTTCATCCTTTGATGTCTATGTGCATCATGGCGGAGGTAGTCATACTCACTTAGTCGACTGGCTCGCACGAGGCTATGGAAAAGCTTTATAATTCAAAATAGGAGGTGTCATAAATGCCACAAGCAGATTATACCAATTCAGCGTCACAATCAGGAACGGATTTTACAGCGGATCAAAACGCTATCAATTTAGCCATTCAAACGCTTAATTCAGGTGCAACCGCTCCCACTGATTTAGAGGCGTTTATGGGGTGGGCGGATACCACCACGAACTTTTTTAAAACGAGGGACGCAGGAAACACCACTTGGTACACGCAGTTTCCTTTAAATAAAAACCTTTCCACTTATATTAACGAGTTGGTGCTGGTTCATGGTTTAGGTGGCACAGCTCCCTTAAAGAGTGGTGATGATTTAAACAGCGTCGACCAAACAGGCTTTTATCGGATCACGACAGGCACGACAAACAACACTTACGGCAACGGCTCCGTATTGGTTGTTAATCGTGGCAGTGGCGTTGTAGACCAGTTGATTTTAAGCATCACGGATTCAAAGCTTTACTTAAGAAACACCGCAAACAATGGCTCATTATGGACGCTTAAGGCGACAATAGGCAGTGAAGACACAATGGCACTCCCCAACGGATACCTGAACGCCCCTGTTCCCACCTACGATTCAGCTCAACCCAAGCGTGTCAACTTCAACGGAGCCTTAACCGCTCGAACTCAAGACAACACGGCAAACATCATCTTGAGTTCAGCCAGCCGAAACCTTGACCTTGCCACCAACGGAGCCAACGGACTCGCCGACGGCTTAACGGTTGCTAATAACACATGGTACTACGTCTACGCCTATTCAGGCGGTTATGTTGCTTCCACCACCAACGGAGCCAGCACCTTAACGATCGGCACAGTGGTTCAAAAGGTCGTGCAGTTGCCGTTGACGTTGAGAACCGACGGTTCTGCAAACATTCTGCCGTTTTATATGGTTTCTTGGGCGGGACGCAGTTCACATACACGTTATTCAACACAATTAAATGGGGCTACAGCAGGTTTAACTAGCAGTCCGACTTTAATCGGTTTAGTTTCAAGCGGTACTTATTCTGCGTTTTCACTTGCTTCTTTTGTCCCACCACCGTCAACAGTAGCCACGTTATTTGCCTATTCAAGAGGTGGCGGTGCTGGTCTTCTCCGAACAACAGGGACTACAAACGAATACATCTACGATTTAGGTGGGGGAGTACTGTCAAGAGAATTAACTGTCCTCACTAATAGCAGTCAAAGTATTGATGCACGAGTCACAAGCAGTGGGTTTGACCTAGCCGTTACAGGCTACACAATCAACTTATAAGGATTTCATTATGCCGTTTTACGCATTCACTAATTTTAATGAAGCCAACGCCACCTACACAGGCTTTCGCATGGTGGAAGCAGACTGGGAGCTAGGCGAGAATGAAACGCTGGTTGAAGCGGATTCCCTTGATGGTTACAGTGAGGCAATCCCCACTTTACCAAAGTCGCCACAAGACAAGCTCCGTGAACTTACAGCCCTTATTTCGACGCTTGATGACGAAACGCAAGCCGATTTCCTATCAGCATCGGCAGGCATTGCCACGGCGTTAAACGCTGGTCAAGTGGGGGTTGCTATTGTTGTGGTGAATCGCATTGACACGCAAGGCGACCCACAGCTTGACGCTTTGAAGCAAGCCGTTTTAGCGATACTGGAGGCTTAAATGTCTATTATCAACGTCCCAAACCATGATTTAAAGTTCTACCGTGGCGACACGGCGATTAGGACTGTGAAGATATGGGACGAAAGCGTTAAGCCCCGACAGCTTCAAGATTTAACAGGGGCAACGGCTTTGATGCAAGTAAGAGCCACGCCTTCATCCACAGGCTCTCCACTTTACACATTTACTACTACAATCGCTAGTAACATCATCACCTTGTCGATTCCACAGGCGGATTGGGGAGCGATTGACACCTTAATGGCAAGCGGTACGACTTCATTGGTGACAGAAATTGAGAACGACAAAGAAGTCACTTATTACAAAATCGGCGTGTACGATTTACAGCTCACCTATTCAAGCGGTGTCGTTGACACGCAATTTAAAGGGGATGTTTTAATCGAGAAGGATACTTCACGATGATTGTAGAAATCGCATTGAGCAACAAAACCCTTGAAGTGTCAGCCGATCGTAAAACGATTGAAGTCTTTACTGGTGGTGTAATTACTGGTGGCGGTGGTGGTGGTGGTGGAGCCACGAACTTGACTTACACGGCTTCACCAACGAATGGCATTGTGGCTTCAAGCACTGGCACGGATGCCACGATTCCCCTAGCCGACGGTACGAACGCAGGCTTGATGACGCCAGCCCATAAAACGAAGTTGGACGGCATCGCCACAGGGGCGACAGCAAACAACACGGACGCCTATTTGCTTGCAAGGGCGAATCATACAGGCACGCAAGCCGTGGGAACAATTACAGGGCTGGCTACCGTTGCCACAACTGGGGCATATTCAGACTTAACAGGTAAGCCCACGATTCCCACGTTGACAAGTCAACTTACAAATGACAGCGGTTTTTTAACGAGTAACGCCGTTTCAAGTGTGGCAGGTAAAACAGGTGTTGTAACGCTTGCTAAGGGGGACGTTGGACTTGGAAGCGTGGACAACACAAGCGATTTAAACAAGCCTATTTCAACAACGACTCAAACCGCTTTAAATGGGAAAGAGAATACCATAACTGCTGGGACAACAAATCAGTATTACAGAGGCGATAAGACA